AATTGTAGGCCGCGTGTATTCCACCGCCCACCGGCCGATGTCTAATGACCGTCCATGCGTACTGCTCGGCATTCAGATGCACGGCCCAGCCCGCGCGCCAGCGTGGCAGATAGTCAATCAGCGTTGAGCCTGGCATCTCCTCGAGTTCGGGCACGTTGCTAGATAGGTAGTTCTCGAAGCGCGCGTCGTGGTTTCCGATGGTGCGTAGCAGTTTCGCCTTGCCCGCCGCGCGCTCAATCTCAGCGCACCGATCCTGCACAGCGTGCAGTTCGTCCTTCAGTTCGGGTTGCTTTTCCCACATGATGCGGGAGTGCCGACTGATCCGCGCGCCGTCCAGAATATCGCCGTTCAGCACGACGATATCGGGCTTCAATGCCTTCGCCAGTTTGCAAAACGCCTCGTGCGCTGGCGTAACCACGCCCGGCCAGTAGTGGCAATCGCTTGCAATCATCACCACGCCGTCGTGTAGTTCAAGGTGCATTTCGGATTCGTAGCGCCGCGCGCGCTGCTCTGCGAGCCGGTTGGCGGCTTGGCCTGCCTCGGCCTTGATGCCGGTTGTGCAAGTCGGAGGCACCTTGCTCGGCAATGCTATGCCGTGGCGCGCCTCAAGCGAGCGCCTGCGCTGGTGGACACTTCGCACCGGCAGAGACAGTGCATCGGCTACTTTGCGGGGTGATCCGTAACGCTTCCATGCGTCGATGAATTCCTCGTCGGTGAAACGCTTAGGCATTTATTCCTCAAAGGTTGTGAGGGACTGCTGGAGCAGATGGCCCAGTTGATCGACGAACTGCTCGTCCCTAGACAGCGGGTGCGCCATCATGTCGAGCATGGCGTGCGTCCATTCGTGGCAGAAGGTTTGCTGTAGAGATGTCATCGGCTGACCGCCGAGGATTTCGATTCGTAGGCGATCCGGTATCCAGATGCCGACGCAATCTTTATGCTTCCACCGGCTGCGCGGTATGACTCGAACCGTGATGTTGTGCCCTAGAAGTTTGAAACTCTTAGGGATGCCGGTTTTCATGTTTCGTCCTTATTGGCTCAAGAACATTGACCGCTCATCGTTCCGTCGCTTGACTAGCCCAGGCAACACCTTGCCCGCTGCTTTTGTCCACATGAGAAACGCATCGGCCGCGCCTTCGATATCGCCTCGGTTGTAGCGCATACGGATGCTGCTGCGCTGAAGATTGCCGAGGCCAACGTTAAAAGCAAAACTTACCAAAGCGTCGAATTGGCCTTGATGACCAAGAGCAGCAGGGCAAAGTCGGGCCACGCCGCGCTCAAACTTCGCAAGGTCTTGAGCCAAAATAGCGTCCACCTCGTCCATCGTGAGTGTTCGATCCCACCCTGCGGGTATCGGTAGACTGCGCCGCTCTTCATACTTCACCGCTGCGTGTGATGGGTCGATAACGTGTCCGACGCCGACACTCCAGAGTAGCGCCGGGCACTGATACGGCCGAGTGCGGACGCCCTCATGGTGCTTAATCATGCGGATGGCCGCTGCTGACACTTTCATTTTTGACTGAAAGCGCGTCCACCAAAATGAAAGGCGATGATGCTGGCAAGGATCGCCATCTCATCGTCGCTGAATACGTTTTCCATCGCAATCGCAAACGGAATGCCGGTCGTGTAGGCATACCACACGCCAGCCACGTTGAGCGCGACAAGTTCCAGCACGAAAATGTAGGTCACGACAGGCCGCACACTGGCGCGTAGATTTATCATCCACTGACTCGCGCCCTTGCCGATCTCAATATCGTGCTGGTACAGGGCTTGCCGCTCTTCGCCAGCGGTCTCGGTCTGGATTTGCTCAAGTTTGATTTCCTCAACCCGCGCCTGTGCAATCAACCCGCGCTCAGCCAGCGCCAACTCGCGCTCCTTTTGCGCTGCGACCAAAGCAAGTTCGTGCTTCTTGTCTTGCTTGTCCTGCATCATCCCGAGGATTTTGGGCAGACCGCCCGCAAGGAATGAAAGAAAGGTGCTAATCATTGTCATCATTTGTTGCGCTCCTCCATCAACTTGACGCGCACCTGAAGGTCGTGGATGTCCTCCATGATGTCATCCTTCATGTCCTGCCTACGGGCTGCGCTAACCGGGCTGTCTGTCGGCACGCCCTCTGATGTAATGAGCGCGGGCATCTTCGACTCAATCGAAAGCAGACGATTATTGAACGATGCAATCTCAGTGAGCAGCCAACCCACTGCGGCCAGCAGTACCGGAAAGAGCATATCGATCACTTTTTGCATATTCACTTGTCGGCCTTTTTATTTATCAGATCCCAGGCGGATTTCATCTTGTCTTCAAGAACCGCCACCCGTAGGTCAAGTTTTGATAAGACAATAATCAGCGTGATGAGTGCAAGAATGACGGGCCACGCTCTAGTAAACATCTCGAATATGTCCATAGTGCCCCCTACTTTTTACTGTTTGCAATCTTCTCTTTGATAGTCAGAGAATGAGAGATGATTGCAAACAATCCGACGATAATGGCCGTAACGCCAGCAATAAAAGTAACGATCTCATTCGCGCTTGAAAACCAACTGGTGCCCGCTGCTGCAATCGAAACGCCTGCGGCAATATCCGCGCCTCTGTTCGTGTTCATCATGGCGGCACTCCCCCTCCACCCAGTCTCGTAATCGTTACCGGCACGTCCGCCGTTGCGGTCAGCGGTGTGCCACCTGTCGAATCTGTAACCGTGCAGCGGTAGATACCCGAGACAAACTCATCTTCGTTAAGCGTGGCGCTGAATGTCGTGGTTGCCGCGCTGGCGCTTGTGATCGTAAAACTGTCGCCAGAGACAAACGTCCAGGCGTAGGTGTACGGGGCCGTTCCACCCGAGGGCGTCACAGTTGTAGATGCCGTTGTCAGCGTTGCGGCTGTGCCGGTCTTGCTCAATGTGCTGGGCGAGGCGCTCGCGGTCATTGCAATGCGCGTGATCTCCACCGACACGACCGCCGTTTTCGTTGCGGCTGCTGCGTCGGTCACGGTGCAAGTAAAGACGGCGCTGTATGTCGAACCGCTCGCAAGGCTTGAGCCGGTAAAGGTGGTCGTGGCAGAGGAAGCAGAGTCCGCCGCAATTGATGTCGAGCCGCTCGTGCGAACCCATGAGTAGGTATAGCCTGGCGTGCCACCCGCAGCCGTGACAGTCACAGAGGCCGTGGTAATCGACGTTCCGGTGTCTGTCTTGCTGACAGACGATGGGGCGACGGTAGCGGTCAGCGAGCCGGGGAGAGAATCGGCCGCAGCGGCCACGCCATTGGTGGCGGGTTCCGTGCTCGAGGTGTTGCCCGCGTCAGTTTTCACGCGCACCCAGTAGTACCGGGTCGTCGTGTCGTTCTGCGGGATAAACACCGACGTTGCCACGCCCGACCAAATGCGGACAGCCGATGAGAATGGCGTAACCGAGGTGTGCTCGTAGACTTCATAAACCGAGCCGGTAGGCAGTACAGCCGGGGCCGTCCACGAAAGGTTGAAGCCGCTTGCCAAGTTCTTGGCCGTGAGGCCAGAGGGCGGGGCTGGGATATATGTCGATGGCACCGGAGTGCTGACAGACGTCGGGGTTTCGTAATCGCCCACAACCGGATCGCTCCAGTCGCTCGAGTCTTCCTCGCGCACGACCAACTCAACGAACCCAGCCGGGTTGAACTGCCACGATTCGCAGCGGACGTACTTGTTAGTCCAGCCGAGTTCGGCAATCGTGATCTGCCCGACATCGAACGGGCGAATCTTGTAGGCCGACATTCCCGCGCGGATCGTCGCTACAGTGCCATTGCGGCTGCGGCGCGAAAGCAGGATGGCATGACGCTGCGCCTCGTACTCGTTGGTGCAGGCTGCGAAGTCAACATCTAGCCATGCCTGCTCGCCGTCGGCGCTCACGTATGACGTGTTAATAACCGGCTGGAATTCCATCTCCTGCCAGTTCTTGTCGCCGTTTATAAACTTACCGCGCACCGAGTTATATCGCTCGTTATACGCAAACGCCGTCGTCACGCTCAGTCCGTTGTCCACCAAGTCCGACTCATCGAGCGTGAACGATGACGACTGCCACGCGCCAGCAAACATCCGCCACAGACCGCCAGAGTAGTAACACACGCCCGACATTGCGTCGGCTAGTTTGCTGATGTTGTCCTCGAAGCGATCCGTTGCACTCAAGATAACGTTGCACGTATACCGTTTCTGCGTAGCCGGGCCGGGTATGTTTACGAGTTCGTCGCAGATGTCCGCAGCGTCAGCGACCAGCACCCAATCGATGCGGTCTGTATCCTCGCCAAGCCCGAGCCGTGTAGAAATCAGATAGTCGGCAAGGCAGAGCGCAGGGTTAGACGAATAGGTAAACGTGGACGGATCATCAAGACGCTGCGAGCCAACGCCGCCTGGCTGCGTGGAATCCAGACGCGGGTCATAGACTCGCTTGCCTTCCACGAGCGCGGTCACTTCCGGCTTGCCGGTCTTGTACACCGTCTCATCAAACTGGTACGTCAGCGCAAGATAGCCAACCTCGCGGCCACGGTGGCCCGAAGTCCACTCGGTGAATGCTGTGTTGAGTTTGTAGTCTGCGGTCTGCTCGTTGGTGCCACGATACGCGCGCACCCATGCTTTATTGCTCCACGCGCCGCTTGTCACCTTACCATCGTCATCCGATCCGGTGATCGCCGTGATGGTGCCGATGGCCGTGCGATTGAAATAGATTTGGCCGATGCTGTTAAGTTCGTGTCCAGACAGCGCAAGGGCTTGATGCAGGAATTCGTTATTC